GATGGCGGAAGCCCATTAGATAATTTTAGTTAATTATCTGATATAATACTACAAGACACCTAAGAGGAGACTATAAATGGCAACAAGAATGCAACAGCGCAGAGGTACTGCTGCTCAATGGATTTCAACAAATTCTGGCAATGGCCCAATCCTCAACGCAGGTGAAATCGGATTTGAAACCGATACAAATAAATTTAAAATTGGTGACGGAACAAATCACTGGATAAACCTTGACTATTTTATTGATGCCAACTCAACAGTAAATCCAGCATTTGGCTCAAGCATTGTTTTTGAAGGTGCAACTGCAAATGCTTTTGAAACTACAGTTGCAGTTACAGATCCAACTGCTGATCGTACAATTACTCTGCCAGATGCTAGTGGAACAGTGGTTTTAGCTGACGGTAGTGGAAATGTTACAGTATCAGGAGACTTAACAGTAAGTGGTACAACTACCACTATTAATAGCACAACGATTAATGCTACAACAGGAATGGTGTTTGAAGGTGCAACAGCAAATGATTTTGAGACTACCCTTACAGTAACTGACCCTACAGCAGATAGAACCCTAACTCTTCCAGATGCTTCAGGAACACTTGCTACCACAACAGACATCTCTAATCATGAGAGTGATACAACATCAGTTCATGGAATAGCAGATACAGCTCAACTTGCTACAAAGGCATATGCAGACACTGCAGTTTCAACACATGATACTGATACAACATCAGTTCATGGAATAGCAGATACTTCAGCACTTGCTACAAAAACTTATGCAGACACTGCAGTTTCAACACATGATACTGATACAACATCAGTTCATGGAATAGCAGATACAGCTCAACTTGCTACAAAGGCATATGCAGATTCGGCTGTAAGCACACACAATTCAGCAACAACCAATGTTCATGGAATTTCAGATACATCTGTTTTAACTACAGCAAGTAACACACAAACACTAACTGGTAAAACTTTGACAAGCCCTAAGATTAATGAAGATGTGGCTTTAACTGCTACAGCTACAGAACTTAATTATGTTGATGGAGTTACATCAGCAATTCAGACACAACTTAATGATAAGGCCCCAATTGCTTCACCAACATTTACAGGTACAGTAGCTGGTGTAACAAAAACTCATGTAGGACTTGGAAATGTTGATAATACAACAGATGCAAATAAGCCAGTTTCAACTGCTACTCAAACAGCACTTGATCTAAAAGCCCCAATTGCCTCCCCAACATTTACTGGAACAGTCACACTTCCAGGTGCACCAACATCAGACCTACATGCAGCAACTAAACTATATGTTGACAACGTAACTGCTGGAATTAACTTTCATCAGTCAGTACATGTTGCTACAACAGCTAATCTTTCAGCAGACTATAACAATGGTACAAATGGTATAGGCGCTACACTCACTGCATCAGCAAATGCAGCATGGCCAACAATTGATGGTCACACATCATTTACACAATATGACAGAATTCTTGTTAAGAATCAAACAGACGCTAAACAAAACGGTATTTATATACTATCTGATCTTGGTGGAGTTAGCTCTAAGTGGATTTTAACTCGTGCAACAGATGCAGATAACAACCCTACTGGTGAAATGAAGAATGGTGACTTTGTTCTAGTTATTAATGGAACAACCCAAGCTTCTGTTGGATATATTAATAACTCAGCAGCAAATCCAATTGTAATTGGAACAGATAATATTACCTACACAGAGTTTAGTGCAGGAAAGACCGTTGTTGCTGGAAATGGTTTGCAAGAGGCAACACCAGGAACACTTTCAATTGATACATCAATTACTGCTACAAAAGCTTCTGTAGATCTAAAGGCACCAATTGATGCCCCAACATTTACTGGATTGGTAACAGTTGCAGCATCAGGAGTAGCCTTTACAGACGGAACTCAGATCTTAGAAGGAGTTCCTTCACGTACACCAATTATTCAGAAGACAGATTCATACACACTTTCAGCACTAACTGAAAGAGATTCTCTAATTGAAGTTGCAAAAGCATCAGCAACAACAATCACAATTCCTTTAAACTCAGCAGTAGCATATCCAGTAGGAACATCAATTGATATTCTTCAAACCTCAACACCAGGATTAAAGTTAAGAACACAATGGTCTTCATGTACACTATTCAAGAGAGCAACAAATACTTGGGTAGTTTTTGGCGACTTGACAGCTTAAGAAACCATAGGGGAGAATAAAATGGCAGCAGGCAAAAAAATAGGTAGAAAGTCACAAGCTTCAAATGACTTTTTAGAGGTAGAGCCATTAAACGTAACAAGTTTAACAGCTACAGATGTTGGTACATCTAGACCATACTTGCTTACAGCCAATACAACTTCTGCAGAATCAGCAGCAGGAACAGGTGCTGCAGCTTCTCTTTCTTGGACACTTCCAGCACTATCATCTGCTGCTACATCTTATACAATTACAACAACCCCGTCAACGTATACTGTTACAACAGGAAGCTCAACCCCTTCTTATACATTCCAAGGACTTGCTTCTAATACAGCATATACATTTTTGGTTAGACCATCTAATGCTGCGGGTACAGCATCAGGAACAACATCATCTTCTGTAACAGTAACAACGGTTCCAGAACAAATGTCTGCTCCAGTTGCAACTGCTGGAGTTAATCAAAACTCAATTGCTTTCTCAGCAGCAGCAAATGGTGGAAAAGCTATTAGTAGCTTTACCGTAACAGGCTCTGATGCTACTACTGGAACAAGCGCTACTTCTCCAATTACTATTGCAGATACTGGCGGAACATCTCAGACTTATACTGTTACTGCAACTAATGCTAACGGAACCTCAATTGCATCTTCTGCTTCTGGGTCTATTACTACTTTATCCCCATTCTTCCCACCGTTCTTCCCACCGTTCTTCCCATTCTTCCCACCGTTCTTCCCACCGTTCTTCCCACCGTTCTTCCCACCGTTCTTCCCACCGTTCTTCCCATTCTTCCCACCATCCTTCCCATTCTTCCCATATTTTGATGGCGGAATGGGCGATATTGAAGTTTAATCTATTTTTCAATCTTGAAAAAGAGTTTGCATAGGGAAATACTAATATCGTATAATTTTGTGCAGCTTTCTAATTCAATGCTAAGTATCATATGTAAGCAGAATCTTTCGTTAATATGATATACTTAATAAAAAGGTAGGGTTGCATATGTATAAAGAAGAAAATACTTGGTTTACAAAAGATAGATCAGAGTCTTCATCAAAGCGAATAAATAGATTATTTGAAGATACTGTAGTATCTAATCCAGCTCTTGGATTAAACATTTATGAAGGTGCTATAAATAAATCAGATTCTGAATGGATTATAAATACTTTAGAAAATACATTGTCAAATAGCCAAATGTATTATTGGAGAGAAGCCCAGGTAACTAACTCTGATAAACCAATAAAAGCTGCTAGAGATTGTTCAGACTTTAAGTTTAATGATAAAACCTTGGGTTCTATAAATGAATCAAATAAAGATCTTCATGAAATTTATAAAAAAACATTTAACATTGTAAAAAAATGTGTAGATGATTATGCAAGATATTGGGGAATAAATGTTTGCTATTATGAATCTTTTAATTTTGTAAAATATGAAGGCAAAGGCCAAGAGTTTAAAATACATGCTGACCATGGACCACACTATAATACAACTGTGTCAATTGTAGTTTATCTAAATGATAATTATGAGGGTGGAGAGCTTTTCTTTCCTAGATTAGATGAACTAACCTATTCTCCAAAAGCTGGAGATATTGCAATCTTTCCATCTAACTATATCTATGAACATGCATCGCTTCCAATGAAGGATGGAACAAAGTACTGTATAGTAATTATGTCTGATATAAATCTTTTAGGACATTAACAAATATAATAAGGAGAAAAGATATGAATAATGAAAAGTTAATTTCTTGGAGTAGCTGTGAAGAAATTGCTCCAGGAATAATGGTGTATCATGACGTTCTTAAAGAAGAACTAGATATTATTAATAGGTTAGAATCTGTTCTAAAACCAGTAGGTACTCCTGGCTATGCTTGGCAACCAGCTTATGTAGGATATCAACAGCTAATGCCAGAGTATAGAGATTGTGTTGACTTTAAGTTTAAAAAAACAGACATTGAAGGAGACAAGTCAGAAAACTCTTTAAAGCTTCAGTCAATATGGCAGGATTGCTATGATAGACAAAATCTTGCAGTGCAAGACTATTGCAGAAGATTTAACATTAACAATTTGAAATATTGGGAAGCTTTTAACTTTATTAAATATGAAGCAGGACATCATTTTATGGAACACCATGATCATGGTTTTTCTTATAACTGTACCGTTTCTCTTGTTGCGTATATAAATGATGACTTTGAGGGTGGAGAGCTTTTCTTTAGATTGCAGGGAATTAACTATATTCCAAAGGCTGGAGATGTTGTATTATTCCCTTCTAATTTTATGTATCCTCATCAAGCAAAGGTTGTTCACTCTGGAACAAAGTATTCATTAGTAACAATGCTTGACTATAGCAGCAAATATCATACACCAGAAATGTATCAAGAAACTAATTCATGAAAAAACTAATATCTTTTGTATCCAATAGACCATGGCTTAGTACAGAAAGCAACTCTGTCCCTAGTCCAATAGTAAAAACTATTCCAGATTGGTATAGAAAAGCAGATCGTTTTTTTAAAAATCCAAATGGTGATTTTTGGAAAACTCCTGATGGAGGGAAAATCCCAACTTGGAAAGCATGCCCAGCAATTTTTGATATAATGACTACGGGGTATACTTTAAAAACACCATGTGATATAGAGTTTGTAGAAGAATCTGGTAAGATATCCGTAAAAATTGAAAACAATTTATACCAAGATTTTTGTACTTCAAGACCAGCTATGCCACAGTTTGAGCATCCACAGGGATATCACGAAGATCATTTTGCTTGGATGCCAGACTGGGCAGTTGAAACTCCCAAAGGATACAGTGTTTTATATTCACAACCATTTAATAGGTTTGAACTTCCATTCTTAACTACTTCAGGGATAATAGATAACGACAGTGTTAATTTACCTGGATCATTTCCATTCTTTGTAGTGAAAGGATTTTCTGGACTAATAAAGGCAGGAACTCCATATGCACAGATTATTCCATTTAAGAGAGAAGATTGGCATTCTGAAATTGTTATTGAAGATCCAAAAAATATAAACAATAAAAATATGAAAAACTCTTTAAAGTATAGAGTTCCTGATGGTGGAGTCTATAAAAATAAAGTTTGGCAACCTAGAAAGTACGAATGATGTTAAACATTAAAGCATATAAAAGACCAGGAAGCAAGGTCAACATAGAACAAACAAAAGTTCAGAGAGACTGGATGGATGACACAGAAAATAGACATGCGTATAAATGTTTTCCTGTTTCTTTAGCTAACTCTATTGGATACTCTATATCATTGACAGAAGATGTTGAATTTATTTGGGACGGAATATCAGATAGTAGCGATACACATGTAAAAATTATTCGTGGACATGATATGTGTAGTACTGGAAGAGCTAACGGAACCATTAACTTTCACTGTGATATAATATTTAAAACAGATGAAAATATATCCATGCTTTCTATTGTTCCACCAAATCATTTTATTGATGGGGCAATGCCATTTACTTCTGTTATATCTACTTCATTTCATAATGAAACATTTCCAGTTGCCTGGAAAATTACAAGGGCTAATACCAATATTATCATACCTGCAGGAACTCCGCTAACAACATTAATTCCTATTTCTTTAAAGAGTTTATCAGAAACGGAGCTTGACCTATATGATCAAGTCTATGATCAAGAATACGAAAATGAAAGAAAGAATAAAGTAATAGAATGGGCAAAAATATCAAAAGAAGGTAGATTTACCAACTTTTATCGTGATGCTGTAGATTATAAAGGAAACAATATAGGTCATCATGAATTAAAATCCTTGACTATGAAAATAAATGACCATAGAGATAAAAAAGAAGGATAATGGTATAATAACAATATGAATACAAATGAAGCAATTACAGTAATTAGAAAGCCATCCCTTACTCCTTCAGGATTTTTTGGTAATGGACCAGAAAATATTGTTGAGCTAGAAAATTTTATGACAGAACAAGAAATTAATTTTTTAGAAAATGCTGCCAGGAATATTACTATTTGGGATATTACACAAAGCCATATGAACGAAAATGGAACAGTCACGTATGACTCAGACTATTGGAAAGATCGTGTAGCAACTGGTCCAACTTTGGGTAAAAATGATCCTCTCATTGGTCCAATTATTAACGGACTATACAAGAAGCTAGAGCCTGTTATTGAAAAGCACTTTAATGTAAAGATTAGGCCTACTGGAGAGACTATAGTTAGATGGCTTCCAGGGCAGTTTCAGAACCCTCACGCAGACAAAGAATTACACGAAGGCCCAGATGCTGGCACCCCTAATGATTTTCCATATTATGATATAGCAAGCTTATTTTATTTAAACGAAGATTACGAAGGTGGAGAGTTGTATTTTCCACTTCAGGGAATTAAATTTAAGCCAAAGCGTGGAGCAGCATATTTTTTTCCAGGGGATATGAATTATGTACACGGAGTTACTGAAATTAAGAGTGGGATCAGATATACTTGTCCATTTTTTTGGGAAATACTAGAACATACTGGAGATAAAAAGCCATGACAGAAAAAGTCCTAAACC